GGCCGAGGAGACCGCAAGGCTGGTCAAGGAGGCGGTAGCCCCGTTCCAGCAGCAGATTCAAACCTTCCAGAGCATGATGCCGATGCTCGCCCAGCAGCGCCAGGCTCCAGCCCAGCAGCAGGAGCCAGCGAACGAGCTGGAGTCGAAGTGGATGTCCAAGCGCGAGCGCATGGGGGAAATCACCCAGCTCATGCGCTCGGCGACCGACACGGCCCAGCTCGACAAGCTGACGAAGGAGTACCATAAACTCGACTTCGAGTCGGCCAACCTCGTGGCAGAATCGCGCGCCCAGGCGGCACAGGAGCAGTTCTCACGCGCGAACCCGCCTGCCCCGCACCCAGTTGCGGAGATGTTCCAGCGCGAGTTCAAGGACATGATGGCTGCCCCACAGCGGGCGCGCGACCTGGCCAAGGGCATCTTCCTTACCCTCCAGGCAGAAAGCGACGGGACAGTCGACGAAATGGAGCTCCATCGCAAGGCCATGACCCAGGCGGCAGAACGCCTTGGAATTCGCAAGCCCAAGGGAGGCCCAGCTCCGTCCGATACCCAGCGCGGCCGATTCGCGGGCTCACCGCCATCGTCGCAAGGCTCGCGCGGTGGAACCGGACGCCAGCTCACGGCTGACGAGAAGAAGATTGCCAGGGCATGGGGAAGCGGAAGCGGACTCACGCCAGAGCAGGCATACGTCGAGTGGCCCAAGTTCGTTGGGAAGGAATACTTCGAGGCGTAGAAAGTCAAAACTGAGACGAGGCGCTTCCGAAAGGTGGCGCCTTTTCTATGGACAAAAATCGTCACCTAGTTCACCATCATGAAAAGGCTCTTTCCCGGCGTTCTCGTCGCGCTGCGCGGAACCGAGCCAGAGACGAGGCTGCTCACTTCCCGGCGTCCCTCGCACGTCGTGCGGAATCGAGCGTTCAACCCGCGAGGGAGGAGTGAACGCCAATGTCCGACACGAGCACCGAACGAGCAGACCCACGTCCCCGCCCCATCAACCCGGCCCAGAGCGGCCAGTTGAAGCATGGAACCGAGAACAAGGACCGAGCCTATCGTCTGTCCAACCCACTCGACGAGGTCCAGGGACTTCAGTACGACCTTGACACGGGGTGGAACAAGATCGATGGACGCAACGGCAAGGACCGAGAGCGTATCGTCGGCGGAAGGATCGATGAGAAGAACGGCACGGTGTCATTCCGTGGCCAGGTTCTCCTCTGGATGTCCAAGGAGGACTGGGATGCCCAGAACGAAATGCGTCGTCAGACGTTGGTTGGCAACGAGCAACGGAGAAACTCAGGCGTTGGCCTCGATGGGCTCACCGATGCCCTCGGGCGTCCGGCCCTGAACTCGACCACTGGACCGAACGCAGCGTAAAGCTGGAAAGAAGAAGGCATGTCAGTCACGAACCTTTACAAGACAGGAGCCAGGTGGGTTGGATCGCTCAACTCTCCCGGTCTCAACACCCCTCCCATCGTCGAGATTTTGGTAGCGAGCAACAACACGCTCGCCATCTTCTCTGGCGACTTCATCCAGCAGCTCACCGACGGCACGGTCTATCCCTGCACGCGCGGTGGAGGCGCCTACGCTACGCCTACCCATGTTGTGGTGTCCGTTGCCAACTACCTAGGCAACGACAGCGTTCCCCGCAAGGGCAACTACCTGCCGGCCGGAACCACGTACACGGGCACCGTCTCGAAGGACAACCCGTTCGCGTCTATCCTGCTCTGCATCCCAGTTCTCGACCAGCTCTTCGCGCTGACCGTTCCGACGGCGGAAGCCACGCGCACGGCTGCCACTGCCAGGACTGGCAAGTGCATCGACCTCATTGCCAATGCCGGAAGCACGGTCACTGGCGAGAGCGGGCACATCGCCTACAGCCCAACGTCTGACGCCACCTATGGCTGGCAGTCGACCACCGGCACGGGGCAGCTGCGCCTCCGCGACATCCCGCAAGTCGGACTCTCCGGCATGCAGAACGACCCGACCCAGGCGAACTGGGAAGGTCACTTCACCGTCTACGAAATCGGAGGCATCGTTTAAGCCATGGCAACCTTCGTCACAGAAAACGCAATCTGGAAGGGCATGAAGAAGACCCTCAGCGGCATCACCACTGATGACTTGTCCAAGAACCAGGTCTGCGTGGGCAAGAACAAAATCTGCGCCATCACAACGATGGAGGACGGCTACCAGGACTACATCGAGACGGCGGGCACGACCTTCCTCCTCGAAAAGCCGACCGGCCAGGCGATGCGCACCGACACCATCATCATCGGTGGAAGCAAGCGCATCATGCCGCGCACGATGGCCAAGGAAGTGCCCATCGCTGAAGAGGCCATGGAGGACTGCAAGTACAAGGAGATTCTGGACGCCTCGAAGCGTCTCCAGGGATCCGCGTACCACACGCAGGACTACGACATCGCCTCGATGCCACTCGGCGCGACCACCATCATCCAGGGCTACGACGGCGTGGTTCTGGCCAGCGCGGCCCACGTCCTCCCCACGGGGCAGCACGCGAGCAACTGCATCGGCACGGCGGTGGACGCCTCGACCATCCTCACCATGAGCCCGAGTGTCCAGGCGCTCTGGATGGCCCGCCAGATGGCGGCGGTCATGCCCGGCCCCAACGGCATCCCCGATGGGAAGAAGCTCAAGCGCATCGTCTGCCCCGAGGCGCAGGTCGAGATGTGGAAGGTCATTCTCGGAACCGAGAAGTCCCCCGGCAACAACTACAACGACCTGAACGTCGTCACCGAGTACAACCTCGGACTCGTTCCGATCAAGTGGTTCGACATGAACGGCGCCACCACCCTGTGGGGCATCATCACCGACGCGGAAGACGGCTTCTTGGCCCTCCAGAAGCGCGCCATTCGCGGCAAAATCTGGGTCGACAACTCGTGCGAGGTCGCCCACCACGGCGTCAGCTACCGCATGGGCATGGGCGTTCCCAACTGGCGCTGCTGGATCAACGGATCCACGTAACAGGAGGACAACATGCCGCAAATCACACAAAATCCGAACATCGGGCCGCGTCCGCCCCAGGCCATGCCATTCAACCATGTGGTTGACTTGCTTGGCTCCTACGCCACTCCGGCTGTGGGGCGCGTGTTCATGGTGCGAGGGGACGGGACAAACGTCTCCCAGTACGATGAGCAGTACAACGTCAACAACCCAGACGCGAACAGGATACTGTACCCTTCGGTCGAAGCTGCTCTGGCAAAGTGCATCGACGACCGAGGAGACACCATCATCGTCCTGCCGAAGCACACCCAGAACCTGGGTGCTGCAACCACGTCGAGCTGGACGTTCAAGAAGGGCGTTCGCATCGTTGGTCTTGGCCAGGGGAGCTCGATCCCGACCTTCACCTTGACCACGGCCACGTCCAAGCTGAACCTGAACGCAATCAACGTCAGCATCACGGGATGCCGTTTCCTTTGCGCAGGACCGGCTGGGACTACCGCTCTCACGGTAGCGGCTCCCTTCACCATGTCGGCTGTGGGATGCTCCCTCATCGGAAACGAGTTCGAGGTGGGCATCGACAATGACCAACTCTGCACGACGTTCCTCACGGTTTCGGCCGCGAGGTGCACGTTCAGTTACAACGTGTGCGAATCGCAGGCGGCAGCGGCAGCCTTGACGGCAGGAATCATCATCAATGCTGCCGACAAGTTCACCTGCGAGGGCAACATCATGAAGGCTGGTTTCGGCTCTGCCGCGACCGGCTGGATTGCCGCTGCCACCGCCGCATCCAAGGACGTTCTCATTCGCAAGAATGTCATCGTCCAGTGGACGGCCACCAGCACTGGAGGGATCGACTTCTCGGCCGCTCTCGCCTGTACTGGTGTCATCGCAGAGAACCAACTGCGCACCATGGACACGGCGGCCACCGGCATCGTGCCGATTACCGCCCATGCGAGCAGCGACCTATCGCTGTTCAACAACTACGTGTGCAACGAGAAGGCCACCACCGGCGCTCTCGACGGCACCGTGAGCGCGTAACCCTTTGGGGCGGGGGAGTGGGCGAGGGCTTCACTCCCCCTAGCCCAAGTACCCCGCCCTTCTTTTCCATGGCACAGATCACCATAGGTAGGCACTACCAGGGTCCGTTGCACAACTACACGGACATGTGCGACTACTGCGGAACCATGTACGAGCGAGACCAGCTTAGACTTGACGCCGAGAACCTCCTAGACTGCGGCTGCAACGGCGGCCTGACCAACATAGAGCTGGCCGAGATTGCCGCCGCCGACGTTGGCGAGATTCAGCCTGTAAAGGCAAAGGTGCGTGAGGGAGCATGACCGTCTCAGCGAACCCAACCCCAGACTTCCAGCGCGACCAGATTCTGACCGCTGCTATCCGCAAGTGCGGCCTACTGACTGCCGGCGAGGCGGCAACTCCAGAGCAGATCGCCGACGCTTCCATTCACTTCAACCTAGCCCTGCAAGACCTCCAGAGCGAAGGCGTGGTGTTGCGCTCCATCGAGCGGACCACGTTAGCTCTCATCTCGGGACAGGCAGAGTATCCACTTCCGGCTGATGTCATCGACTTGGAACTCGGCCAGGACGACGCCATCGGCACCATCATCAGCTCGGACGGGACGACCGAGACCATCGTCAAGACCATGAGCCGTGGCGAGTGGATGAACATAGCCCAGAAGTCGACCATGACCGGGCGACCATCGCGCTGCTACGTTGAGAAGCAGGCAACCGTTACCGCCGTGTTCTGGCCGACGCCAGACTCCTCGCTCATCAGCTTCCGCTACGCCAAGGTGCGCTTCCTCAAGGGTGGCAACGACGGCGCCAACACCATGGACCTTCTGCGCACCTGGACACCGTACATCCTCCACTATGTCGCATCTGGCGTGGCCTACGACAACAGCAAGGCAGAACTCGGGGCGACCTACCTGGGCATCGCTCAGGGGCTGCTGGCTAGGTGCAAGGCCGGAGACACTCAACACGGAGCCATCAGGTTTACAGCCGGGCACCGAGCAAGGAACTGGTAATGGCTTCGCTCTACGCGCCACTGTTCATTTCTGGAGCGCGCGGGGCGGACGGCCTCCCGATCGCCTCTGGAACCGCTCACTTCTATGTCAGGGGAAGCACATCTGAATACCTGACTGTGTTCGCCGATGCTGAGGAGACCACGCCAATCACCGGACCAGTGCAGCTTGATGCCGCTGGACGGGCATGCGTGTACGTTGCGGCTCCTTCCGATCTGATTATCAATGATGCTACTGGGGCACTGGTGCGCGAGCCATTCGACGCCACTGGTGTTGCTTCAGGCCTCGTGGAGGTAAACAGCGCCAACTGGACACAGGACAACCTGGCCGACGTGCTTGAACAGATAGCCGGTAACACTTGGGGGAAGAACGGAACATACAAGGAGTCGTACTCAACCGGGATAGCCGAAAGGATGGTTCACGATGTCCTGGCAAGCTCAATCAGCCCATTCGACTTCGGAGCTATTGGCAACGGCAGCGCAGATGACACCGTCCCGCTTCAACGGGCCATCGCAAGGGCACTCGCTGCTAAGGTACCTCTTCTTCTTGGGAGCGGCTCGTTCAAGATCACCGCTGGCCTCACGGTAAACGGAGCGCTCAGTATTCGTGGTAACGGCTCTGGACAGTCCAAGATAGTGGCGACGTCAGAGTCGTTCGACGGCATCACCATCACCGTGCCGAATGGAAATCTTTCCGACACCTTTGAGTTTCGAGACTTTGCTGTTCTTCTCCCCTACACCTCGGCCTACGGGAACAAGGCGATCAACCTGGCAGCTGGATCCGGGGCCAGCTTCGAGAATCTTGCTCTTTCGGGAGGGGGAGGCGTCGACTGCGCTGGCGGGTACGCTGCGGTAGAGAACTGCCGCATTACAGTGAACGGAAGCTCTCCCTACCCATCTATCGGAATCAATCAGCCTAAGTTTGCAAGGAACTGCGTCATCGACTGCAATCCGACCGCAGGTACAGTGGCGCACTCCTGCGGCATCGTCATGAATGGTGTCGAGCAAGTGGCCATCGAATGCAGTGTGCAGGGCGCCGATAAGGGTTTTTCCGTGAGCGCAGCCCAGGAGAAGATAACTGTCATTGGATGCCGGGCGTTCCACTGCAACACGTCCTTCGAGTTCGGCCCTGGAGTGGTGGCCATCGGATGCTCGTCAATCTCGCCGGCAACGCGCGACACTGCGCTCATCGCAGGCGCTAATAGCTTCGTTGACATCGGAAACTCATGGACCGTAGGTGTTCCTGCTACCACGTCGGTGGCCAATGCTCTAGCTGGAGTGGCGGTTAGCACTGGAACTGCAACTATCGCAAGTGCCGTGGCTATGTTATTCAGTGGCGGCGTGAAGAAGATTGCCATGGCGGTGAGTGCAATACATGCCAACGCGGGAGGAAGTGGAGCCGTGGAAATCACGCTCTCTGGCATCGCTGCCATGACGGATGGAATTTGCACGGTGATAGTCACGCCACTGCTCACGAGCGGAAGCGCATCTAACCGAGTCACCAGCCTTGAGGCGCACACCTCTGGGGCGAACGTCTTTGGATTTACCTTGGACCCTACTGCCACACAGGATGGGCAGCTCTTCAACGCCTACGTGGAAGTGACAGGCGCGTAGCATGGGAGAAACGCAGCTCGCAGCGATCTCATTCTCGGACTCAGAAGACAAAAGTTCTTCCGAGCTAGCCGGGGCGAGCCCGCTGTCGGTGAACGTCGTCGTCGATGCCAAGGGCGCCGTGCGCACGCGACCTGGCATCACACCATGGGACGGATTCGAGTCCGTACGCCCTGCCTTTGTTCCGGACATTCGGCAAGCATGCGTCGGGCTGCTTCCGCATGGAGAGGGAGTCGGTTTCGGTTCCGTGTGGACAAAGATAGCTGGCACCAACAACTGGACGAAGCTGAGGACTAGCCTACCCTTGGTGCTCAGCTCTGTGGCAGGGACGACGGTATACCCGCAAAAAGGAGATCGCGTCTTCTCATGGTCTACGGTGCCATTCGGATCACTGGAACCGGAGATGTACGGCGTATTTGAGGTTCTTGAGCCAGGGGCCTACGAGGGGGTAGATCCTGTCATCACGAGAGCGGACGACGTTCTTTCCTTCGGAGCTACGTTCCCCATCGCTGGGAATTCGGCAGTCGAGTACAACCTGAAGTATTTCGTCCTGAAGACCGAGGGAGACATCATCCCGGATACGACGCCGCTCGACTTCGAGCTGCTGGATTCGGTGACGACGCTCGGTGCGCCACTGGGAAGCGCTGTCATTGGCATGATTTCTTACGGTGACACCCTGGTGTACGTCACCGCCGACCGCAATATTCACTCACTCAGCTCCATTGCTGGATACGTGGCGCTGTCGAGCGATGACCCGCTGACCAAACTCGATGGAGGTGGGCGCCCGTCGTTCGTCCAGGGGCGCAACATGCTCGTCATTGCCGGGGGAGGAGCCATCCAGAAGTGGACTGGGGCAGGGCTGTCGGCTCGCCTCCAGAACACGGGAAACCCCGTAGGGCTACTCCCAGGAGTCGCATCGCCGGGAGGCCCACCTCCAGATGCCGTGAGCATCTCTGGAATTGCTCAGCGTCTGGTCGCAGCCGTAGCCAACAAGAGCGGACAGATTTGGTGGAGCGGGCCACTGGAGGAATACGAGAACTGGGATTTCACCAATGGCGCGAGCTACATCCAGGCAGCGGCGAAGCCTGACCCGCTGGTCGCCCTATTCGACAACACGAGCGAGGTGTTCGCATTCGGGGCGCTGACACTGCAAGTATTCGATCCAACGGCTCTGGCTATTGACGTGAATGACCCGAACAATATCCTGGACTTCGCCACCAATAGGACCATGAACATTGGCGTCACGGCACCCGACGCCATCGTGCCAGTGGACGACACCTTCGCCATCATCGATCGCCAGCGCCGAGTCATCACGACCGACGGACGCACCTACAACGACATTTCGCGCTCCATTGCCAAGCTGCTGCGCGACCTGGACAAGATTGATGACGCCTGGGGATTCCGCATGCGCCTGGGCCGCTTCGATTGCGTGGTGTGGATGTTCCCGGCGGCTGGCTTCGGTATCATCTGGGACTCGCAGACAGGGAACTGGAGCGAGTGGCGCGCGTGGAACAAGGGGCCGCAGCCGGTGGCCATCACCAGTGCATACAACTGGGCAGAGCATGATGTGTTCCTGGTCGGACTTGCGGACGGAAGCATCGCAAAGCTCGATGACTCCTCGACCACCGACCTTGGGAAGCCAATCGACATCGACCTCATCAGCGGATTCCAGAACCGGGGAAGCGGAGCACAGAAGAGCACGGAGACGCTGCTTCTCACCTTCAAGAGCAACGCCTTCCCAACGCACGACACAGGTTTGGGGCCACCAGGAGGGTTCGTGCGGGTGTCCCTGCGTGACAAGCAGGGTGCGTGGAGAGTGGTGGCCCAAAAGGTTCTCTCGCAGCAGAAGAGCCCGTGCATGCAGATTCGCAGCCTCGGGGTTTACAGAACGCGACAATGGCGCGTAGAATACACTGGTGACGACAGGTTCGAGTTCGCCAGCGCGCAAGAGGAATTCGAGATACTTGGAGCGTGACACATGACCCTAAGTGATTTGTACTCAGGAAGCGCACTTGGCGGGGCCGCAAGCGGGGCCATGACTGGATTCATGGTCGGTGGGCCAGTAGGCGCTGCAATTGGTGGCGTCGGTGGAGACCTTGTGGGGGCTAGCGCCAACTCCACCCGCAACAATGCCAGCGCGGCTCAGCAGCAGAACCTTCAAAGCGCCATCGCCCAGATGCAATCTGCAAGCTCAGCGGCGTACCAGCAGCATATCCAGAACCTGGACAAGGCACTCTCGTACTACGGCCCGGCTCAGCAGGCATGGGACAGGGCCTATGGAACCGGGACTCCGGCCACCGTAGGTCAGGGTTCGTGGAAGGGCACGGGGGCGTAGCGTGGCGTTCGACCCGACCCAGGTAGGCCAGCCCATCCCTGGGCAGCAAGGCATGGTCTATGGTGCTGGTGGATCGCCCATTGCAGCTACAGACTGGAAGCAGTCGCAGTCTCTGGGGAAGAATGCGAATACGGCGAGTGGAACCGAAAGCCCCTATGCAACCGCACCAACTCCGTACAAGTGGAATCCGACGGCGAATGTTGGTGGGCTCGGGGCGTATGACGGACAGAGCGACCCATATGCCATGGATCCGTACTCGCACACCTACGAAGCTGGCACGTACTCTGGAGGAAGCGGAAGCTACAAGGGAGAATTCAAGGCGAACGTGTCGGTTGATCCTGTTACCGGGAAAATGACCTATGGAGGGAACACCGGGCAGTACAGTGGAACCCAGGACTATGGACTTGGTCCGAATGGCACGGGGGTCATCCCAATGGCCACCGATGCAAATGGAAACCCCACGAGATTCTACGCTGGCACGGCTACTGGTGGAGGCCAGGAGTACGCCACTCTGGCCGAAGCAGCTCAGGGGGCGAAGGACTACGCCGCGTGGTATGCCTCTCAGCATCCAGCGTCCACAACCACGACGAGCACGGCGAGCACGGCGGCGCAGCCAGCGGGCGAACTGACAACGCCCGGTGCTGGCGAGAACTATTACGACTCGACCAAGGGATTCTATACCGAAGGGAACAACGCACAGAAGGCATACGACGTCACTGCCAACCAGCCCACCCAGGAAGAGCAGTATTGGAACCAGTACAGCGGCATCTTCCAGAACCCGAACTACCTCGATCAGGTCTATGACACGGCCCAGGCGAAGGCCCAGACCACACTGGACCGCAAGGCAAGCTCGGGCGGGTACGCCGACAGCGGGGCTGCTGCCAGAGCCACGGCCGACATGGGGGCCACCTACGAGAATCAGAAGCTCCAGGCCATGCAGGGATTCGCCACAACGGGTGGAACACTCGCTGGCGCGGCCGATGCCAGCCGGAACCAGCGCGTGTCGAGCGCTCAGGGCGTGGATACTGGGAACCTGTCGCAGATTACGGCTGGCCAGAGCTCGGCCAACAGCGCGGAGACGCAGCAGCAGAATCGCATCAATGGCGGCATCAGCTCGGCGACATCCATTGGCAATGACGAAGCGACGCTCACAGCAAACGGCCTCGACAAGGCAACGTCAGAGCAGCTCGCAACACAGACGAACGCCATCTACCTCCAGGTCCAGGGCGAGAACCTCACCGCGCAGCAGGGATACGACCAGGCCAGCGAGCTGCTGGCGGGCCTTGGGACAGCGGAGAAGGCAGCGGCTAGCACGTACCTACTCCAGAAATTCCCAGGTGCTAAGGCCGACCCGTACCTTGGAGGGACCAAATCGGCGACCTCGACCGGCCTGGGTGACCCATACCAGCCTGGAGGCAATGGCTAGCCATGGATGGCTTCAACCCGTACAACAGCGCCCCCCACGTGGTCGGGCCTGGCTCCCTGGCGCCTCAAATCAGCGACCTCGGGACGATGATGGACACCCTTGTCCAGCAGCGCGCCCATCTCGCGCAGCTTCAGCGCCAGCAGGACGCGGAAGACCGACAGGCAGCCGCCTTGGCCGAGAAGGAAGCCTATGGGCGTCGGAAGCAAGACCTCATCGAGCAGAAGCAGAACTCGGCGGACAGGTTCTCGCGTGCGAAGTTCAATCAGGGCGCTCTCGCCGGTATGAAGGGAGCAATCGGCAAGGGACAGGATCCAGGGCCGACGCTCATGCAGGGTGAGAATGGCGAGCCTTCTATGGTCAGCCTCAAGTACGGCGTGCCGGTTTCCCGCATGCCCGATCCGTTCGACCCGCAGAGCGAGGCAGCACCACCGGCAGCTCCTCCGCAGGCTGCGGCCTCGCCTGCACCTCAAGCTCAACCCGATATGGGCAACA